TTCGCAGGCTTCATAATTGTTCTTGGTGATTTCCAAGCAATGTGTGTATTGAGTTTTCTTATCTTCGGCTTTTGATTCACTGCGACCACTGAAAAGCCGGCCAATGAACGCATGAGCAAGACCACTGCCGCCACCAAATGCCATTCCTTCTATAACAGATGATGCTAATGTGGGTTTCTGGGGCTGGGGCTGAACTGCCGGAGGAGTCGGTTTAGGCACAATAAGGTCTTTCATTGGTTTCGTATTTCTGGGCATTCCTAAATATCTAATATTTACGAATGTTTTATATGAATTTATACTTTTAATGATTAATTAAAATCTCCAAAAGATAAATTGTAGTAGCCAATCGCCAGGCATTATGATTAGTTGGAGTAGGCAAGGCCTCCCATTCCGCTCATCACACGGAGAACGTTGTAGTTCACGGCGTAGACGCGGACCTTGGCTGAGTACACGGATGAGACCGTGTTGTTGGTGAGCGTAAGGTGGAGCGTGGCATTGTCAATGCGGGAGAAGTTGCATGAGCCTGAGGGCTGGTGGTCCTCCGGCTTGAGGGCGAAGGAGTAGACGTTGATGCCGACAGCCGGCACGTTGGTGTGGTGCTGGTAAGGCTGGACCAAGTTGAAGTACTTGCCCTCGCGCTCGGAGAACCGGTCGTGGCCGTTGAGCTGGATCTTCGCGACGGCGACCGGGTTGTAGCCGGCAAGGCCCTCAACGCGGGTGAGGGAGTAGCCGGAGTCAAGGACTGACCGGTCCCACCAGTCGGAGTAGTTGAACGGCTGCATGCCCTTCCACGGGTTGACCGTGGCGTCGTCGCAGGCGACGAAGGAGTCACGCTGGACAACCCAAACGAGCTCCTTCGTGGGGTGGTTGAAGTTGAGCTTGATCTTGTTGTTGGAGGACGTCACGGACTCATCGCCCGTGAACTGGAGCTGCTCAATGAGGTACTCGTGGGAGACCTGGGCGAAGCGGCGGCGCTCGTCCGTGTCGAGGTAGATGTAGTCAACATAGAGGGAGGCGGAGACGAGGCCGGATGATGAAACACGGTCGCGGATGGCGTGGGAGGCCGCCGTGCCGGAAACCTGGTCCCAGCAGAGGTACTTGATCTCGTTGAACTCGAGGTTGATCTTGACCTCGTGGTACTGGAGAGCGATCAACGGGAGCGCAAGGCCCGGGTTGCGGCAGAACCAGAACTGGAGGGGGATGTAGAGGGTGTACTCCGGGGAGCAGTTGGCAACCTCGGCGAGGGAGTTGGGCTCACCGCCGGCGCACGCATCGTCGCACGTCTCACCGCCCTGGACGAGCAAGTTCACGAGCTCCGGAACGTTGCCTACCATCTCCGCATAGCCGGCCTGCTTGCCCGCCTCCTGCGTGAGTTCATTCCAGATCTGGAGCCAGTCGCCGTAGTGCTTGTCAATGCGCTGGCCGCCGATCTCAAGCTCAACTGAGTTGATGAGGTTGTGGCCGACATAGTTGAGCCAGCGGAACTGGGCGCCTGAGCCGTCCGTGGACGCAAGCTGAACCTTCGGGAGCGTGGCCTGGAGGTAGATGCGGTGGATCAAGTCGCCGTTGCGGCTGATCGTGCAGGTGACACGCTTGCCGAAGTTGGCCGTGCCATTGAACGTCTGCTCAATTGACTCCATCGCGAAGTTGGTGTGGCGACGGTACACCACCTTGAAGAACGTGATCTGAGGGTTACCCGTCAGGTAGATATCCTGGGCGCCATAGGCTACAAGCTGCATTAAACCACCACCTCCCATTTGTTATATTCATCGCAAAGAAAATAATTTGGCGAAATCGGGGAATTTTGGGGATTTTTTCTGGAGAACACCGGGGCAACACCGGGGCATCTGGCGGAGCCGAAAACCCTTACCGGGGAACTCTTCCTGTGAAATCCCGCGGTTCTTAAAAATCCGAAGATGACATAAGGAACATTGAAAGATAGGATATAGTTAATGTCTGAAAATAAACCTTTACACATGGTTCTTCATACTATGGACGCTCCTGCTCAAGAAGTGACCGATATGCCCACTACCTTAGAGGCATTTCACACTGAGAAGATGCGGACTATGAATGAAAAACGAGCACAAATCACGGGGCTAGAAAAGAAGATTACTGAAAAGGAGGCTCAAATAGATGCCTTTACCGGGGCTCTTCATGCCGATGAATATAAAGTACTCGTTGAAGATTTACAAGATTTAGAACAGCAGGTGGTTCGTCTACAGAAAGATGACGAACGACTTGATTATTTTTTACAAGTTGGAAATATTCTATTTAATTATTATGATTCACAGGAAAAAATTGCTTCGGGACATCATGTTTCTAGCAAGAAACCTGCTAGTAAGTTACGAACTCCTCAAAATAGCGTTTTGAATTATTTCAGTGCGGGTGCTGCTGAGGCTGCCGATGAATTGACAGAACCTTCTCTTTCACAGCCTTTGTCAGCGACGACAGAGAAAGAGCCTAAGAAGATTATTAAAGCCCGGGATATTGAAGATTCAAATGGACTTCAGCGTGACAAGGCATTGGAGCGTTATTTGAGCATTATTGAGCCAACTGCGATTCGTGGTGGAATCCTACCAGGGTCTGGCATAGAACCCGATTTTGGTGCTTGCCCTCACTGCGAAACAGAGATGGTCTTTTATCACAATGAGGCAACTCTGGGCTGCCCGGGGTGTGGCTATCAGGACTTTATTTTGGTGGATTCTGAGAAGCCGTCTTACAAGGACCCGCCGCGTGAAATCTCGTATTTCGCCTATAAGAAGATTAACCATTTTAATGAATGGCTTGCCCAGTTCCAAGCCAAGGAAAGCACCGAGATTCCAGCAGATGTGTATGAGAATATACTGGCGGAAATCAAGAAGGAGCGGATTACTGATCCACGTACGCTCAAGCCTCAGAAACTCCGGGAGGTCTTGAAGAAACTCCATTTGAATAAATTCTACGAGCATATACCGCATATTTTACACAGGATGAATGCGTTCTGTGCTCCCACCATGTCACGAGAAATGGAGGATAAACTACGTTATATGTTCAAGGAAATTCAGCCGTCGTTTATTCGGCATTGTCCGCGGGGTCGCTCCAATTTCTTGTCATATTCTTACGTCTTATACAAGTTTTGTCAACTGCTGGAACTGGACGATTTCTTGCCGTGTTTTCCGCTGCTCAAAAGTCATGAAAAACTCTATATGCAAGATAACATCTGGCAGAAGATTTGCGTTGACTTAGGCTGGGAATTCATCCGAACAATTTAACTGCTGAAAGTAGATGAACGCATTTAAATACGGTATTGGAGAACCAGGCCGTTCAATCGCTGGTGAATTTACTCCAGAATCGCGACCTATGTTTAGAAATGCTATGACAAGAGTTCATCCCCAGAAAAAATCTGCTTTTGTAAAGGAGTATTTCTCAATAAAGAATCCAGAAAATGCTGAATTATATGCTAAAATCTTCGCGAATGCTTTACCAAAGGTAGTTTATGCGCCGCGACCGGTGCGTTATCTAACACTAAAACAAAAATCTAATTTGAAATCTATTCCTGAAAATAAGCAATTGCGAAAGAGAACACGCAAACAAAGGAGTCGTAAAAATAGGGGATAAATGGACCCAGTCCACATTTTAAGTTTAACTTTTACTCTAGGTTATATTTTACAATGTATTTTTTCTTGTCATCTATATCATAATATGAATCCTGTATATGATAGACTTGATACATTAGAGCAGGTTACTTGGTCACAACGGACTTCTTCACCAAATCCGGCTTATACGAGAACAAGAGAACAACGCGCAGAAGATCCTGTTTAACAGACTGCTTAAATAAATGTCCGATTCATTAGAGTAATGATGCGGACAATTGTGGCGATTGATCCCGGTATTAAGAATTTAGGAATCTGTGTGGCGAATGTGGTGGCTGACCTCAGTGGAAACCAGCAGATATCCGATATCTTACTGTGGGAGAATTTCAATTTAGTTTCTGATTCTTCTGCTCAGTTATCTACGCGATGTGCTGTTCAATCCTGTAAGGGGCCGGCTTCGTGGTCGTATAAGGGTACCTCTTCTGAGGCAGCTTTACTCTGTAAGAAATGCGGCAAGAAGGGCTTCAAGGGCTTTACTGCTATAGACCCCGAGAAGATTAAGACAGTTGCGACAATTCGTGAATTTGCGACTGAACTAGGCTGGACTGATGCGAAAAAGAAGACGAAAGCGGCTCTGCTAGAAGAAGTAGCCAAATTCTATTTGATGCCATATAAGGCTGCTAAAGTGAAGAGTATGAGTCCCTCAGATGTATTTGGGAAAATTCGTGTTTTTGTTGAATCCCGCATCCCTATTCTTAAGAAGGCTTCCATTGTACGAATTGAAAATCAGAAAAGTATTGCCCCTCTATTGCGCGATATTCAGATGCAAATTTATTCATTAATGCGTTACATCTTGGAGAAAGATGGGTGGACTGGCAGCTTCGAGTTCGTCCATCCTGGTGCGAAGAATAAGGGCGACGCAATTTCTGCTGGTTCGGATAAATATAAGGAAAGGAAAGATGCTACGCTAGGCAGAATTGAGAAGAAATTGTCTTTGTGGTCCACGGCGAAACCAGCAGTGGCTGCTCCTTGGCTTTTGCTTTTTAATGGGGTTTCTAAGAAGTATGATTTGGCGGATACTTTACAGATGTGTTTAGGATAAACCTAAACACCTACCTTACTCCCTTTGGTTGCGGATGACTTTGGGCTAAAAATCCACTTTGTTCCCTTTGGCCCTACCTTGTACTGAAATTTTATAAAACAAATACAATCCAAAGAAGTTCTTTGCTATGATATCCAAGATATTATAGCCAATGTTTTTCTGGACGACAGGTGTCATGAAAGCAACTCCATAAAGGCCCCAAATGACAAAGAGAATACTGAAAAGTTGTTTACCAATGAGTGATTTATCAGCAAATTCTTTATAGAGGATATAAAATGAACGAGTAAAGCACGCTGTTCCTAAAGCCAAAGCAGTATACCGGTCAAGTGTACCAGTTTCTCCTAGGAAACCAAAGGCTAGCATACAAAAATTAAAGAAGAATATTTCTAGCAGAGGCCATTTATGAGTTAAAGTAAAATCCAGAAGATTATTTTCCACAATATTCTTTTCTTTCTGCTCCTCATAGAAAAAATAGGCTGCCATTGAGAAAAGCATTGTTGGCGTGGAGATTATCCAGTCTAAATATCTGCTAGTTGCTAGTGTTTCAAGATTAAAGTTTGTTACAAAGA